AGATGCGGGAACTGCTGATAGAAAGAAGCTTCGGCTTGATCAAGCTGCTTCTGACGCTTGAAGTCGCGGGAGATCTCACCAACGTCAGCAAGCGAATCCTGAAGCTGCTTGCGAACAATGCGAGAGATCGTCTCGACGGTGCCAAGCTTCTCAATGTCAGCATCCGTTACATCAAGATTCTCTCGGGGCTGACTCTGTGCAAGCTGCTGCTGACGGAGCATCTCAAGCTCCTGCTCGCGCTGCTGCCGCTCACGCACAGACTGAGCATACAATGCACGATAGTCAATGTCAGGAACCTGAGGTGTAACTTGAGGGGTTATCTGAGAATTGTCAAGTTGTGCATCGTTGTCCGTAGTCTGCTGATCGAGATCGTTCGGATTAGCGTCCTGCGTTCCGTCCATGTTCCTTCGCCTCAGTTAGAGTTGCTTGCAGTTCTTCGAGGATACCAAGCTTACCCTGCAAGTGATAAGCCTGGGGGAAATCCGCCTTGCGCAATGACGTTAGGTGCTTCGATTCTAGCGTTTGGAGCAAGGACAGAAGTGATTCCGCTTGGGGGAGCTGCATTAGCTCCTTGAGGTGCTGCTGGCTGCGCGGTGGGTACTCCAGCAGGTATCTGAGTGGGCCGGTAGGCATCAAAATTAAAGATTAGCTTCTCGGGATTAGGAACATCGAATGCGCGGAGAATCTCAAGATTGATCTGATCGGCAGCCCGCAGCGCAGCCTTCGCCATGTCTTGCACTAGGTTAGGATCTTGAAGTTGCTGTGCAAGCCCCATGACCTGTGCCCAGTATTGAGTCTGCATACCGGCAAGCTGCGTGTAAGTGTTACGATCAAGAACCTTATTATTCTTCGCGCCCGCAAGCTGAACGTTGAAGAACATCTTATTCTTCAGACGCTCAATGTCTTGCAAGTAGATCTGAACTTCAGCGCCTTGCGGAAGGATGGAGAAAACCTGACGATCAGCGGGACCGTACTTGATGATGCTCTGCGCGGCCCGCCAAAGAACCCTGTTCAGGAAATCCTTCTTGTTGTTGTAGGTGTAATCGAACTTGCGATTAGACTCTTGAACTCTTGCAAGAGAATCAGACGCAGTTCCCGGAGTGCCGACGTTCGGCATGCCGAGAGTAAGTTCGTTCACACCCGTGCGCTGCTGAGAATAGATAACGACTTGATTCTCGTTATTGTAAGCAGAAGCCTTCACATCTCCGATGAACATGGGCTGAATATCTTCCATGTCCTCGACGAACCACTTCTTGCCGGGAAAGATGGGCTCATCATCCTTGATCCAAGAAGCAGTCTTCTTAACCTTGAACATCGCCATGTTTGCAATCGTAGCGTTGTCGAGACGCTGACGATGCTGTGCAGTCACTTCCTCTTGGAACTGATTGTTCTGCTTTGCGATGCCGTATCCATACCAACGATACTCCATCGGCATGTACACGCCCTTCTCGTAGTCACGCCCCTCGGAGTAAGTCAGGGAGAGAATCTGACGAGAGTTCTCGTGGAAGATGACTTCAATCGCAGACTCCTCTCCGTTGCCATCTACGTCAAAATCCAAAAGAACGCGAGTCAGTTCAATCTCGGAAGGGTAGACAGGAACAGTATTCGTAAGCTCCTGAACCTCAGCTTCCACCTTGTTGTTCGTGATGGAGATGCCGATGTAGTAACCGTTCAGCTTCTCGTAAGCATCTGAAGCAAGCTGGGAAGCTGCGACCATCTGCTTGAGAGTGTACTCTGAGATACGGAAAGTGTGCCCAACCCAAGGAGCTTGATCAATCTCAGTAGCGTAGAACGGCATCACGAAGTCGGAGATATCCACTCCGTCGATGGTGGTCCCCTTCTCACGATAAACAGGAACCTTGATCTCGTTTCCATCCGCTGTGCGTACGACGGAACTCTTCACTTCGCGGTATCCAACGGTCATGATGCCGGTTCCATTCTTCGTCATCTGAAGAAGGGGAGCCTCAACCTTGGAGCGAAAGCTTAGAGTATTGAGAAATTCATGGTTGAAATACTTCTCAAGGCCCTGCTTTACGTCTTGGTATTGTTCCGTGACATCGACCGTAATGAGTTCCTTAAGGCCGAAAAGCTGTCCCATGTCGCGTGCATGAACAGCTTCAACAGCAATAGCAGTAAGAGGAACAATAATAGAAGCAAAGCCAGTAACAGGAAGCTCAGGTGACTCAGCAGAGGGCTCAGCCCAGAAATCTTGAAGCTCACGATTCCACCTGTCAAGGAGATGCTCGCGCTCTGCTCTGTGATTGATAAGCTCGTCTGCAACGTATGCTGTGAGCTTATCTAGAATTTCCGGATCTGGATCTAGTTGCCTAGGCATGGACAGGTGCGCCGAAGAGAAGCTCGAAGATTTGCTTCAAGTCTCGGACGGTAAGTTTCTTGCGGAAGATCCAGAGCTTGATAGTAGTAAGTTCACGATACTCATTCTGCGTGTACCACATCCAGAAGAGCTTGTTAATCGTCTCCTTGACAACATCCTTCGGAGTCTCAGGAACAAGCTGCTCAAGATCAAGTTCGTCCAGGGCTGCCATCGGTGCGTCTCCGGATGGTTTCGGTGTGGGGGCGAGTTTCGGCGGGCCGGTTCGGGGCGGTGTGTGGGCTGGCTTTCTGTGCGTCTTCGGATGGTTCTGTGCGGGGGCGAGATGTGCGTGGGCCGCCTGCCGGCGCGCTTCGCGCCCGCCGGCTCGGCGGCGGGTTTCTGTGCGGTGTGTTACTTCTTGCGCTTCTTCGCAACCGCTGCGTTGTCTACGAGATTCGGATACGGCCTTCCTGCTTTCTTGGCGCGGGCCTTCGCGGCGGACTTCTGCGCGGAAGAGAGCTTCTTGCTCTTCTTCTTCGGATTTGGCTTGTCCCAGAAATCCTTTGGCATCACCATTTCACCTTGTCGGCCCAGTACGCCGCAGAGAGTTTACCCTTCGCGATGTTCTTCGCATGACGCGCCTTGAAGCTTGCTTGCCGCTTCGTAGGCTGACGATCTCCGGTCACGCCTTGCTGTCCGAAACGAATAGTCTTCACAGTATCTCCAACCTTCGCAACGACAACGTGAGACTTTTTTGGATGATTGGGAGTGCGCTTAGGCTTGTTATAGCCTGACACGCCCGCACGGGCAAGACGTGGATCTTTCTTCGCTGTCATTTCTTATGCTCCTTGCGATGACATGCAACGCATAGAAACTCTCCGTTGTCGGGATCAAGGGAAAGATCCGGATCGTCGTATACACGGACCTTGTGGTGAACGTGGCGTCCACGCTTCCCGCATCCGCGAACGCATCTATACGAGGCTCGGATTCGTACTTCGTGCAGGAAGCATTGATACTCGGAAGTCTTGTATAGTGCGTTGCGGAGTGTGGCCCACTTCTTCAGGAATTCTTTGCGCGGAACGAAGGACTTCTTAAGTCTCTTCAGCCTCCGGAGAATCCTTGCTGCTTGGCTTTTGGGGTCCGGACGCAAGAGATGGACCGATGACGGTTAGGGAGATGCCAGAAACAAGCAGGATAGCAGTGAACACAGGAGAGCCAGTTTCCTGCACAGCAGCGGAGCAAGTATCCCAGACGTTATCTGGAATTAAAGAGATGAGGATCGCAAAGAATGTTGCAAGGCTTCCGGTGAGAGTCGTCTTGCGCGAAGACGCGAGGGCTTGAAGTCTCATTTCTTTTTCTTTTCCTCCTTCTTAGGTGGAAGGCCTTGCCGCTGCCGCAGAAGTTCCATCGCAGGGCCGATACTTGCACCAGCAGACCAGAGACGCTGACCCTTCCCAACAGCAGACTTCACATCTGGAGTGATCTTGAATACGATATTGTTGTACGCATTCATGTTTCCAGATAGAGCGCCTTCAATTGCTGGACGGTATAGTTCGACGAGGTTATCAAAAATTGGCCTATCATACCTAAAAATCCTATTTTGCCCAATTGCATCCAGGCTCTTATTAATTACAAATTCAACTCCAGCGTTTGGAACATTGCGAGCTGCTTCGATTGCAGCAGGAATAGCATCAATAAAATCTGGAACATAGGCAGGAGACAGCACTTGATTTTGCGTATCGTAAGCTAATCGGCCTAGCCTATAATCAGCAAGTTCTTTTGCTTTCTCAGGACTTGTCCCCAGAACGTTACTCTGCTCCATCTCAAGCTTCACGCCGAGCTTCTTAGCGTAATCCTTGAGTGTAGCAGGAAGAACTCCAGTCTTTCCGCTTGGAGTAACTAGGTCATAAAAGCCCTGCATACCAGATGCCTTGCCGCCGACAACATCTACTGCTTGCTGTCCAGTAACCAAGGCTACTTGATCGTAACCACCATCAACAGCTTCCTGCAAGACTTTCTTGAGCGCAAGCTCAGTCCATTCGGATGTGTTGGAGAATGGACCTGGCGTAACCTGATCTTGAATTTTTGTAAGTTCCTGTTGGATAGAAGGAAGTTTCTGTTGTAGCTCAAAAAATCTATATTCAAGCGCTCGACGCTTTTCCCATTCATATGGATACATTGGATGATTAGGATCAAGTTGACGCTCAATCTTAAATATTTCTCTCTCTGTTTCCTTGAGTTCACCCAACAACGACTTTTCTCTTTTTACATCTTTGTATCCAACCTTCTCCTCGACAACCTCGCCAGAAGGGAGAGTTCTCTTTTCTTTTCTCTGGGCAGCTTGGTGCCAATCAGACTGAATCTCTTCGACAAAAAGAACTTTTCTTCCATCTATGTTTCTATCCGTCAGACGGATATGCGCGAGGGTGTTGATTGGTTGACCATGCTTTTGTTGTTGCTGCGGAAAGTCAAACGTATCAACAATCTCCTGCATATCTTGCGTTTTATTTGACATTTCGTCGAAAAGATTTTCGCTTTGGTTTTTTAAATTTCGCCACTCATCCAAAAGAGCAGCAGCCTCTTCTCCCTTTTCTTTTATTATTCTTTCACGATAAGCTTGCGTTCTACTTCTACGATAATCATCCATTTCATACCATCCTATATCATATTCATCATCTAGCCTATCCTCAATAGAATTTAGCTTTTCACCAAGATCATATCTAACATCTTCAAGCGCCTTTATTTCTGTCTGCAAATTTCCCATAACATCTTTTATTTCTTTTGGCTGATCCAAAACCAAACTAATCATTCTGTAATTGCTACTCTCTCCGGGTTGTACATAGTCAGCATACGGATTCTCTGGACCCTCTACATGCTCAACAATCCGAATCCCCTTCTTATCCGCAAGCTCTTCAAGCTCAGCCTTGTGAATCATACGCTGTGGATCAGCCTTCAAAACATCCGCGATTCCAGTCCATTCGCGCTCGCCCTTCGCAGACTTCTTCTCAAGCTCCGAAAGCCATTGCGCTGCCGTGCCGCGTGGAAACGGAGCTTCTTGGATGGCTCGCTGCATGCGTCAAAACATATTGCTTGACATTAGACCTTGTCCAACGGAAAGCGCAGCCATCGGATTTACCATCCCACCGACATCGGAGAATACTTGGAATCGCTGCTCCGGCGTCATAGCAGCAGCACGCTCCGCAGAAGACTGGAGCCTTCCATTCTGCACGTCAGGAAGAAGAGCATTCCAAGCTTCGCGCTGCGGGCGTCCATCTAGGATGCCAGTCGTGATGGACGAAGCGATGGGATTCGGCGTGACAAGCGCAGCAAGTCCGGTACGAAGAGACTGAGGAAGAAAGCCTTGCTGCTGAGGTGCAGGGGTTGGAGCGGAGAAAGGCTGATTCGGAAGAGAAAGAGGCTGCTGCGGCGCAAGAGGAGCTTGTGGAACCTGAGGTTGCGTGGGCTGTCTGCCTAGAATGCGCTGCAAAAATTCATCGAATGGATTCATGCAATCCTCGTATAGCCGGTGATGGGATTCCGCATGGAAAGAAACTTCTCCTCTGCCTGCTTTCTACGATGTATCGTCCCGCGATCCACGGCTGCGCGCCAGAACTCAGGACCGTATGCTAGCGCGTCGAGGATGTGATATGAAGATCCCAAGCCGAACTGATTGTACTCTTCAATCAGGGCATGCTGATCCTTATGGAAGTAGATCTGAGATGCGTTGAAGTATGGCACAAGTCCAAGTACACGAGCTTCCTTCTGCTTGCCGCCAGTCTTTGCAGGTATCACATTGAAGTAGAAGTTTCTGTGCCGCATCTCGCTTTGCAGCCAATGCCTGTACAAGCGAGAGAAGAGAACTTCTTCGATCACTACCGCACGGAGTCCCCACTTTTCCACCGCCTCGAAGATCTTGGGAATCATTTTATCCGGAGGAATCGGACCGCGGATTGCTTCTAGGCAGAAGATGTTGGGCTTGTTTGAGATGTAGTCAGATCCCGTGATGATCCAGCCAGCATCCCCTTCCACAGCAGGGTCGATGAAGAGAACCTTGTCGAGCTGATCAATGTGTCGCTTGATGCGCTCTGTGCCGGTGAAGCCTACGACAGTCTTCTTGAAAGGATCTAGCCATTCGAAGTGTCGAATCCAAGAAGGATCAAGATCGCGGACTTCGCGGAAGTCAGGCGCATTGAGATAGTTCGAGGTCCAGATCTTGCGATTCTTCTTGAGTTCTTCCAGAGACTCCAGCGTGAACATCTCTGGGAAGATGGGCTCGTAGAGTTGTGTCTCAGGATTGAACTCAATAACGGAGCGAATGTACCTTGGAAGCTTCGCACCGTACTTATCCATAGCATGCGCGTATACGTCTTCGTGATCATAACGGGTTCCGACGAGATCGAATCCATCTGTCTCAGGCGTGACGAGGAAGGGCTGAAGCTCGTCGAACCATTGAATGACCTTTGCGCGTGCTGTGGGCGAGTCTCGGGCTTCCGTTCCGTAGATGTCGTCTAGCTTTAGACGGTTGTAGTGTCGCCCTTGACCCTTCGTGCCGACGCCCATCGTTTCGAATGTAGGCTCCTTCCACGTTGCGGTGCGGCAGAGTTCTAGCTGAGAGGTGTTGACGCGACGAGTTCTGTTCTCAGGAAGAATGTCCGGAAAGAGAAAGCGCAACGTATCGTTAGAGAGGAGCCAGTTCTGAATTTCTCGGAGGATGTTAGATCCCATCGAAACCGATTCGTGCATGATTGCAAGACGGACATTAGGCCCAAGATCCCTAGGATACGGACAAATTCCCGCATCGTCGGGCAGAGCGATCTGAAGAGCGTCTGCTGCCGTGGCGTACGTTGTCTTGCGGTGTGAACGCGGAAGGAGGACGAGACGATTCTTGGACGTTTCGTGCCTCTTCAGCCATGCAAAGAGGTGTCGAAAGATTGGATAATCGGAACGAGAACCTCTTGCACTACTCGGAGGAAGAAGAACTCCTTGCGTTAAGAAGAGCAAGTCCGTTTTTGCTTTGATTCTGAGGTCCGTGAACTCCTGATCCGAGAACTGGTTCCTCAGCTTTTCCGGCGGGAGGTGGAGATCCGAGATATTCAACATTGTCCGGAACTTCTAAGGATGAAAGAGAAGGAGCAGAACGGAGTTGCGTCAGCATTGCAGGGGATGCGGACACGATGTTCTGCTGAATGTTCACGGTAGGAGCGGGAGCAGGCGCTGCGGGCGCAGGAGCGGACATGCGAGATACGGTGTCCAGCGTCTTACGCGCAGCGTCCCAGAAAGCGAAGGGAGATTTCTCCTTCAAAGTCTCATTGGCGAGCATTTCCTGCATTGAGGACAGCGCGGCGTCCTTGATGAATGCAATCTTGGAGGAAGAATTCTGTGCAATGTTCTTAACGGACTGAGCTTCGATCTTGCGAACGATCTCCTTCGCCTGCTCTGTGTTAAGAATATTGCGGATATGATGATCCGTGCGTCCGAACTTCACGCGAAGCTCAGGAACGGACATGCCGGATGCATGAAGAATGACAGCCTCGGTCATCCAAGACTGCCAATCCTTCACGACGAAAGATGCGAAGCCGCTTCGATTAAGTACCTTTCCGACTGCGCCAGCCATGATTAGCTCTTTGGAGGAGGGCTGCTGAGTCTTGTCTTCATCTTGGAAAGAAGACGCTTGTTGTAGGACATCTTCTGCTTCGGAACGCGAAGCTTGGGCTGCGGCATTGCGAATGCGTTGCCGTTCTTGCGAGGTTTTCCTGCCATTGATGCCTCCGCGGGGCGCATGCCGTATTACACACGCCCCTGTTTGAGGATTAATACTTGTCGCCCTTCTCCATCTTTTCGTGACGCATCATCATCTTCTTCATCGGACAGCCAGCACCCTTGCAACCCTTCGCCTGCGCTGCGGTCTTGCCGCACTTCGAGCAAGTCTTGCCGGCGGACTTCTTCGCAGTCTTCTTCATGGGGCTCACTTCTTCCTCCGTTTCTTGCGTGATTTTCCTGCGGTGGACAGAGCGATAGCGATTGCTTGCTTCTGCGGCTTTCCTGCCTTCATCTCCTTGCGAATATTCTCAGAGATTGTCTTACGGGAGCTGCCCTTCTTGAGTGGCATTTTCATCCTCAGTTGGCGTTGGTGCCGGCGGCAGGCTGGCGTTGTATGCTTCACGCGCAGCAGTAATGCCTTCGTCTGGCGTTGCAGTCTTATACTGCATTTGGTA